AACATCTTTGTAATCAAGTTTTACATCTTCAAGAATACGCATAAGACCTCAATGATAAAACATATGACGACCAATTTTAGCGACAAGAGTTTTCTCTGCTGCCCATCTTGGGTTCACATAGTCAGCATGATAATATTTTGTCGATGCTGATAGTATACTATATTTGCGTTTCAATAGCAACACTTCTTCGGCAATTCGAAGAGATTGTTTCCAATTATCATTATCGCGAATTGACTTGGTTCCTTCGCAGACCCAAGAGAATTGACAACCTCTTGGATTTTTTTGATACACCACATCACATACTGTGTTTGGATATCGTTCACTACGAACTCGATTCATCGTTACTTGAGCAACAGCAATCTTTCCATGCAGTGGTTCTGATGCTGCTTCAAAGTAGATGTTCTTCGCAAGGCATTGAATCTCGTTGAAGAGAAATCTTCTTTCTCCAAGAGATGCTTTGTAGTATTGATTCTCAGCTTTCAAATCGCTTAACTCTTGCTGAAGCTGTTGATATGCTTCGTCTTTTGCAAGAAGAATTTGCGCTTGCTCATTTGAATGATCTCGCGCTTGCTGTAAATTATGCCCTGGAACAAAAATGCATAAGAAAGCAAAAGCAAAAATCCCACCCACTTTCAAAATCATATCATGATATGTGTCACAGAATTTTTGCATTTTATCTATTACTGCATTCATGTTAGTTGCCTCCATTATTGCAGCGGAAAGAAAAGGGTGGCAGCTTTTACACTGCCACCCTTGACCGTTCTGTTACCAAGTGGTCAACTCTGGTAATCTACAACTGCAATTAAGCAGCTAGAGCCATGTCGTAAACATCATCGTTTGCGTTTACTAGTTTTGCGCGAATTACGTTCGTCGCCTTTCGGGTTGCTGTCAGGTTATTTCTTGCCCTGTCGAAGCCAAATTCATCCCCATAGAAAGCACACTGAGCGTCCGATACAATTCGGCTCTTAACACTTTCGTGCCAGTGTGCTTTTGGTGGAGATGTCGGGGGTCGAACCCGAGTCCAGAACACCTTTAGCTGTCAGTTTACAACCATTAATCTACTAAGAACTGTGGCTTAGTCTGTTCGTTCAATTGTTTTTGTTGCTGTTCTAGATGAGCCTTATATTTCTCATTAGTCATAGAATGCAATCCAACACAATAACCTGTTGGACTACGACCGCAACTACATGGAACTTGTTTCACATCAGACATCTTACGCCCCAGTTTTAAAAAGTGTAGATATATTTAGCCTGTGTAAGACTTACAAACTGCATGCATTGTAGCTGCTGTACGACCAATGTCACGTAATTGCTCAACAGTGAATCCTTCTTTCTTCAAAGTATCATAGTGAGCTTTGACGCAGAAGTGACAACGACCAATAATTGAAGCAGCCAAAGAGTATGCTTCAAACTTAGCCTTTGTTGTTCCACCGTGCGACATGATTGCGTTCATACGCAACTGAGCAGGCAATCCCTTCAATGCAGCATCGCCTGTCATCTCGACATAGGGATACCACATGTTGGTCATTGCCATCAGTGAACCTGCAGTCAGTGCAGCAGTCTTCACTTCCTCAGAGCAGTATGAAGCAATTTTGTTCACAAGCGTTGTGTTTCCTGCAGCAAATGCAGAAGCAAGACAAACACCTTTCACCGTATCCTCATCTAGAGTGCTGCGATTGACCACAGCATCTAGATTGAGGCGAATGTCCTTGGCGTATTCAGGAATCCAATCCTTGATTTCATTGACCCAAGACATTAGAGTGTCTCACCACCGATCTGACGATTGCATGCGCAGAGTTCGCCAGTTTGAAGTGCATCAAGAACACGGAGAGTCTCATCTGCGCTGCGACCAACGTTAAGATTGTTCACAGTGACGTGCTGAATCACATCATCTGGATCAACAATGAAGGTTGCGCGAAGAGCAGCGCCAGCAGGAGCATAGAATACACCCAACTGCTCAACGAGGCTCTTACGATCATCACCCCAAGAATCACCAAGATCGCGCTGAGTATCAGCAAAGAACCAGCAAGTGGTTTTCTTGAGATCTTCATGAGAATCCTTCCAAGCCAACTTACAGAATTCATTATCCGTTGAACCAACAAGTAACACTGCATCACGGTCAGCGAAATCTTTGTTCAATTTGTCATAAGCAACAATTTCTGTTGGGCAAACAAAAGTGAAATCCTTTGGATAGAATACAATGATCTTCCACTTTCCAGCGAAAGAAAGTTCATCCAATTTTACAAATGCATCTTCTGGCGTCAATGCTACTGGTTTGACTCCAGTGACAACAAAACTTTCTAACTTATCACCGACTGTTTTCATCTCAAACTCCTTTTATATTAAGCAACAATATTGTATTCTTCGCGAAGAATTTTCTTATACGGTTTTCCTTCTCGCATCAATTCTTCTACTAATACTAATCGATCAAATAGATCCCATCGACCATCGCGCTGAAGAGCTTCAATGATTACACGCAACTCATACTCATTAATTGGAAGATCCATAGAATTCACCTCATCATAACAGACATAGTTATTATACTATCAAGTCAAACCAAAGTCAACCTTTTTTCTTGATAGGCAGCAATATACTTCAGCAACTCTTGCTTATGTTCTTGGAGTTCATTCTCTTTTACGATCAGAGTCTGACAGAAGTTTGCGGTATCAACTCCGATTAGAATTACAACCTGATGAATCGGAAGTCCAGTCATCTCGGTGAACATCGTTGAATATGCAGCACCTTGCATGAAGTAATTGGCAATGTATTCTTTTTTCTTGAGACGTACAGAAGTCTTGAAGTCGATGACTGAAAGAGTTCCGTTATGCTCAGCAATACAGTCTACAGTTCCTGCAAGTTTAAGTTCATGAGAGAACAACTTGTCTTCCAAGCAGTGAATATTGTTCACCTTGTTATCTAACTCTTGCTTCATGCGCACAAAGAGCGACTTGACGTTTGGAAGCATCTCAAGATCAGAGATATCTTCATTCTTGAGATAGAGTTCAAGTGCTTTGTGGACGCTAGTGCCTCGAGTGGTGGCTTTGCGAGAGATCTCGGCAGCTTTCTTTTCGCCAACTCTTGCTTTCCACTCCATGAGTGCTTCTTTACCATAGTCGGCGAGGACTGTGGTGACAGAAGGATACTTCTCACCAGTTGGTGTCACATAGACTCTGCTACCATCTAGGTTTTCTTGCAAGAGTTTCGGAAAGTCATGATGTATATGATTAAACACTGTTTTCGTTTTCGTATTTCTCAACTGCAATCAAGAAGTCCTTGACCAAACTTGAGCGAACGATATCCTCTGTTGTAAATTCAATATTTGTAAACGATTGCATACTCTTGGCGACTGTATGAAACTTGGTAAGTCCAGACTTGTCCTTGTTGTTTCGATACAGATCTGTTTGCTTGTAGTCACCGCAAAAGATGATCTTCGAACGATAACCTACACGAGTCATTATAGTTGATAACTCTTCCCATGTCAAGTTCTGGCATTCATCAACAATAATAATGGCATCATCATAAGACATTCCGCGAATGAAACTAGTTGAGATGAATTCAATCCGACCACACTCCTTGAGTGCATCATAAGCATCGCGGCGACCAAATAGCGTGTGGCAAATTTGCATATAAGGTTGTTCATATAAACTCATCTTCTCCTCAACAGAACCAGGAGTGAATCCAAGATCTCTAGATTGCACTGCTGATCGTACAATGACAACTCGCTGAAAGGATGAACTACGATCTAGAATTTCCTGTATTGATTTATACAATGCAATGAAAGTCTTTCCTGTTCCAGCGGAACCACATAGCATAACAAAATAATCACCACGTCCATATGCTTCAAAAAATAATTGCTGATTTGTCGTCAGCGGTTCAAATGTTTTCAGTTCAGTAGCTTTAATTCTCTGAGGTTTTTTCTCAGTCCCATCACTCAATTCAATAATGTTGTTTGAGTTTTTTCTTTTTGACAAAATTTATCCCTTTTGTTGCCTTTTACGATGTTTTTCTAAAATCTGATCAGTCTTGATTCGCTTCGTGTTTTTCTTTAACACTTTTTCAGCAAGTGGACTTCTTGGATTTTGTTCAGCAATTTTATGCATCACTTCCTTCCAAGTATTGTCTGTTTTCTTTCCAGATAGATCACCTGTGCCACTGTAACTGAATCCTGGGGCAGATTCAATGTAGCGTTCTAGGTGGGGATTATTTTCTTTGAAGGAATCATATGCACTTATGGACATAAAGTGCTCTTCGAGTTTGCCAGTTTTTGTATTCACGAACTCATATGTTGGCATACATCACCCATACTTTCTAAAGTACCCATGGCTCGCCATATATGCGATAAACTTTACATCTGGATATTCTTTCTTTAGAGTCAAGAACACATCCAGATTTCTCTTATCATCATCAAACAATGACACAGTTTTAAACTTGCCTGTATCAAGATATTGTTTAATGAAGACTCGCTTCGCTTCCGCAGCAGGCATTCCTAAATTTCCAGCACGGTGAACATGAACGTTTCTCATATTCAATCCATGCTTCTCAAATGTATTTAGGAAGGTGTGTGGATCGTCGAAGTCTGAACGAGCAGTCAGGACAATAACCTTAGAATTTGGTTGGTCGGAATATGCTCGAAGCGTCTTTGCTGCCTTATCAATCGCGCGTTCAATCGGAACAGAAGTCTTTGCAAAGATTTCAGCGTTTTTGAATTCACTAAAGTCATATGTTTCACCTGCACCCAACTTGTAAGTATTGTACTCTTTATTGCTCAGAGACTTGATGCGCTTGCCATTCTTCATGACGTGCACCTTGGCTTTCGTCTGGAATAGCGTTTCGTCTATATCCCAGACAGAGAGATTGCCGAGCTGTGGTCGTAGGTTTGAGAACTTTTGCATTTATTATTTATATACCAGCTAGGAGTTTCTCGATTCTTCCATGTTGCAAATCGATTTTTATACATTCGATAGTAATTACGATATGCTGCAATAGAGTCGCCAGGAATCTTCGCATCCTGCGGCATGGCTTGGGGTGGTTCTTTGAAGTAGCCTGTGCGAGGAATCATATCAGGTGCCCATTGTAAGCGATGGATGACTAGAGAGGTTTTATGCTGTTTGTCTTGCTCACCACCGTAGCGATGACGATACTCTTGGCATAGTTCATGAGCAAGAACCCATAGCCATTGGTAATGCGAGAAGTCTTCTCGAACCCAGAACCCACAAGGATGATTTACATGCGATGCCTTGTATAGTTTGTCTTCGCGATCATCATTCAATTTCCATCGGCTGATGCGACGACCATTCGCCGTCTTATCAAAGTAATGATTGCCGTCAAGAATACGATGGGCAGTAGAGAGTAACTGCGCATACTCAATAATCATCTTCACGACATGTTTGTCGCAATGATATTGTGCACAGGTTTTAGGATCATTGTGTAGATAAAAGATGTTCATATTATCCTCAACTACTTGACTATCATTTTACTGCTCTCGGGAGATATGCTTAGATTCAAAGTTTTATCGCTTTTATCCCAATATTCTTCTACAGCTTTTTTAGCAAATTCCATTTCAACATATCTGCCTAAGATAACATCATCATTACGATCAAGTGGCGAAGGAACCTTTGCACCCCAAATAATTGTATGGGCGTAATTGAACACATGACCAACTACCAAACCATTATCAACTTTGTGGTAATAGTGATTATTGTTATCAGCTTTTCGCCATGCGCGTTTCATTAGTTTAATGTCCTACCAATGTCAGTTAGAATCTGCACCTTATCTCTTGCTGCTGAAATTGTATCCACCATCGCATTATATTCATCTTCAGACAAACCAGTTCTATAAATTTGCATTGCGATCATAGTGTATACAGCAGCTACAGCGAATGGAGTGTTACCTTCATCTATCAACTTGCTAGTGAGTTCATAAATTACATCAGCAATACTTTTCAATTCATTATCCATTTTACACCTTATTCTTACGCATGTCAAGGATCATACGATATTCATCAAGAGTTGTCGTACCCATATCGCGGTTGTGAGTCTTGCGAATCACAGCACCGTCCATGAGTTCACCACCCTGCGCCCAAGCAGTATCATGACCCCACACAGAGTCCTCCAAGCGGAGAGGCTCGCCGTCGATAGCACACTTGAACCCCTGAATCGCCAGTTTCTGCTCGCGCTCAGAAGTCGTCAGACTTCGCTTGGCATCGCGGAAGATCACGCCATAATCATCACCCATCTCTTCAAGAATAAGTTTGGCGCACTCTTTTTGGACATCTCCGTCAGAAAAGTTAGTGATGTTCTTGCGAACAAACTCTTTGATGAGATGAATCTCTCCACCATACTTGATCGTCTTGTTGTTGTAGGTGGTGTCTGCATTACCAGTTAGCAATGAGTAACCAGTTAAGAACGATTCATAGAACTTCGTGTAGTCGTCAATCTTGAAGTTCTTGTTCTTCTCATACAAAGCAAACCAAACTAACTGAAGTGCAGCAAACACATCGGTGTTCAGTTTGTATGGCTTACGCTGATATGCTATTCCTGCAATATCGTCAAGGAAACGCTCAACAGTCTTCAGCACTGTTTTCGTGGCGATGTTGTTGCCATTGTATTCTTGATCAACAGCATCATAGAACTTCGGAACACCAGCACCAACGTTGCCACCGCCATGCGATTTAATCAACGCAAGGAAAACATACTCATCCCATTTACGGCGATGATTCGGTGCCATGTCAAAGAACTTTGACTTCTCTACACCATGCTTGTCAAACACAGCCTCAAACAATTCATGCGGTTCGTTTTTGTATTCTTGGTAGTATCGCGTGAGCGAACGAACAGCGCGACAGATCTGAGATTGATCATCACACATCAGCATCTCCATCGGATTCACTGGTGTGGTTTGATTGAGATTGCGAAATTTCTCAATGGCTTCCTGTGAAGTACAGGTTGTAATGTCTAACGCAACTTGAAATTCATTTAAATCAATATTCAGTTCTTTGAACTTCTTCTTGTTAACAGGAAACTTGTTTTGATAGAATTTGATCAGAGCGCGAATACGATGACCGCCATCAATTACAAGATAGTGAACACCAGGATAGATCTTCTGCATTTCTTCATCTTGCGAAATATCTCGCAGCGTGACCATACCGATGCCCACGCCAGAAAGCAGAGACTTGATAATTTCTTCCGACTTAGAGTGACCTTGCGATGTCGGGGGACGCTGACCGATTGGGTCTGGATTCAGTTTACCAGAAAGAGTCAACTGAATAATCTCGAGTGCAGTTTTCTGCGAATATACAACTTTCATCTTTTTACCTCGTCACACATTGGTGACATAATTGCGTCTCACAAATGGAGACAAAAAATGAAGGGGAGTGTTACCTCCCCTCATCCGACTAAGACTTACTCCGAATAAGCCTCAGTCAAACCGAGCTCTGCCTTCAAAGCATTTAGTTCGGCATCACTGTCGATCTCTTCAACTTCAATTGTCGGGACTTCGTCAGTCTCAACTACTGCAGCCTTGCGAGAAACGCGAGTCTTGGTCTTGACGACGGCAACCTTAGCAGCCTTCGGTGCCTTGGTCTTCGTGACTTTCGTCGGGATCTTCACACTGTCAGCATTGGTTAGCTGATAGGAGAGAACCTTACGACCATCGCGCTCAGTAACAACCTCGGCACCGAAATCATTACGAAGAGCAGAGATCAGACACATGATAGAACCTTGCTTCACGTTGAGCTGCTTAATCATACGCTCAACGGGAACCTTAGAACCATCCTTCATCATCGTGAAAAGAATTTCAACCTTCTTCATATAAACTCCATAACAAATTAACAACGGACAAGAACAATTATACTACGAACAAACACAAAAGTAAAGTTTCGCAAGAATTACAGGTAATGCAACGGATTTCGTTGACGCAAGAATGCAAGTGCCTCTTGCTTGCTACCAAACTTGCCGCTGATCGGAGTCTGATGCCGACCACGGACGATGTACCAACCACCTAACAACTTGTTGTAAATGACTTTCATCAATAGACCTCTAACAGAGTTGCCACGACACCACGAGCAGCAGGGGATTTCACTACAATTTTCGCATCACGCTGAATCGCGCGTTGAGCACTCGCAAGAGTCTTGTAGTATCGTCCCTGCTCAGCCCACAGGAATCCGTGGGGTGTCTCGTAGATTGTTGCTTTATTCCTTACCATACAACCATTATACTAGAAGAGAGTGAAAATGGCAAGGGAAAAAACTCCTTAAGAATCAAACGCTTACACACTCTTCCTGAATCTGAGCCTTCAGGAGCCACTCGCGTAGGCGAGTCCAGCGTGCTTTCTTCCCATCGGTCAGGCTCTTGCGACCCAGAACCGCATCCACGCGCACTAGGGCATCGGTGGGGCTGACTCCGCCAGTAGAGACTAGGGTCTTGATTTCGCTGACACTTGCCAGCGCAAGGGGATTTGCAGTATTCATTAGGCGAGACCTCGCTCAGCGTTCAGAGCAGCGATCTGATCAGCCGACCAAACCACACCCTTCGTAGACTTCTTTGCAGCCTTCTGAGCGCGAGCGAATTCACGCTGCTTCAGAGCCTCAAGACGAGCCTCAGCTTTCGCAATTCGAGCAGCAGTACGCTCAGCACGCTTCGCTTCACGAGCAGCCTTACGCTCCTCGCGATCAGCAGCACGAGCAGAACGATTCAACGCACGTTCAGCAGCCACGTCAAGACGCAGATTCGCAATCTTCACACGGAGTTCCTTTACACGCTCAAGAGTGTCCTTGAGTTCCTGACGCGCATTACCCAGCGCGACTTGGGTTTTCGTTTCATTCATCATAATATAATTATACCTTTTCACAAGAAAAACGCAATAGGAAAAAACCGTTACAAATCAATAACTTACGCAGCAGCCTTGAGAGCGAGGAGGCGAGCCTCAACCTTCGCGATTCGAGCAGCAATCTTCTCGGCGCGAGCAGCCGCACGGGCAACCTTCGCCGCTGCACGAGCATCCGCTTTCACAACTCGATTGATCTGCATTTCGCTACGAATCTGAGCGCGCAGTTGCTTCTGAAGTCGCAGGGAATCCTTAATCCCAGCGCGGAACGATCTCACCATCTCACGCTCACGGACCAGATTTTCTTTCATCTCATTTAGAGTAAGACCAGACATAATTTTTACCTTTTCCTATCGGGAGGGGAACCATTTCCCCATCCCATAAGACAATTATGCCTAAAAAGGTCTAAAAACGCAATAGTAAAAACTCTAATGAAATCAATAACTTGCAGGATCGTCTATAACGACTTCAGGAGTCCGTGGAGGAACGATAGTAAAACAAGACCCCCAAGTACCGTCCAGAGAAGCAGCGCCGCCTCTCGGCTCAGAGGAGTCTTTTGTCTGTGAGGACAGCGACCCTGATTCCAATCGCAATATTCTTGACGGTTTCGGTCTAGACCACAATATTCGCATTTCATACAAGACTGGCAAGATTTTGCGGGACTGCTACTTCTTCGCCCTTGAAAGTAATGGTCCATTGCTGTTGAACTGATGTTTTCACCAAAGTCCGTTCTGTGCTTCCGAAATCGCGAGCATAGACAGTTTGCCCTTTGTCCGGACTTTCATAGATTTTCGGTTTCAATTCTTCAAACATATCAACTTGACTCATGATACACCTCAACAACTGTAAATAGTTCCGATCACTTTCCCGTCAATTACTTCAACAACTCTAACCTTTGCGTTTGGGTTGTTGTCCTTATATTTTTCTGCATAACTAATAGCAGCATTCTCAAATGTCGGTGGACAGACATCCCACCAAGTGGTGCTTTGACGATATTGTGCTTTGTAGCGACTTTGCGATTTTTTTGTTTTTCTTGTTCTTCTTGAAGTGCTGGGAAAAATTCTTTCACCTTCTTGGCTGTTAGAATACTCTATAAGCGCATGCCCAATTCTATTTTGAACATCTTCTGGGATAATTTTACTCAATAAAAATCCTATAAACAACGTGAACCAATAGAGAATAACTCCAGCCAAGATTAAAAGTTGGAGAAAGATAACTACTCCTGGCAGTTCATTGTCCACAGTTTCTGTTGCTATGAGCCAAACAGGTACTAACATGGTCGCAAGAGTATACAAGAAAATCTTAATAGAAGTCATATTGCTACTTACACTTTTGCCATACTTCATCTATTTTACTATATGGAACGACAACTGTCAAGGGTCCAAATTTATCAAAATATTCTTGGAATCTTTTCACCTTTGGACTCACTGCTCCAACGATGATTCCGACAATCTTGCCATCAGAAGCAACCACTGGTCCACCTGACATTCCCTTCACTGTCATGCCTGCGCCAATCCAAAAGTTGTTAGTTGGTTCACCACGAAAGCCAAGAACTGTTTTGTGAAGAATCTTTCCTGATGTTTTAGTTTGAATAGACATCATTGGCTTATCAGTTGTTGTATCTTCTATCTGAAAGAAGCCAACATACATGACATCTTCATAAGCATTTGGTTCTCGCCATTCTGCTCTTTGTTCAGTTCCATTATTTACAAACTTCACATCTGCTTCTTTACTCGAACAGAGTTCTCCTTTCACATAGGCATCAATGTGTGCAGAAGTCACAATGATTTCTTCTTCCCATGGTGAAGCACTTGCTTCTTTCATGCGATATCTTCCACGCACCATTTCAGCCATCAGCTCTTGCATTCCTGGTGGTTGTGCGATTTCTTCCTGCGCGAAAGCAGGTGAAATGAGAAGTAATGCTAGAAGTATCTTTTTCATAGTAGTTTGGTAGCGCAGCCAGGAGTTGCACCTGGAATTGCGGATTATGAGTCCGCTGTGATGCTGTTTCACTACCGCGCAGTAGTAGTATTTTATATAGTCAAAGTTTTCTCATGTCCAACACGAACTTTTGGATGCACCCAAAGATCAAATCCTGCAGCACGTGCATCTAAACACCATGCAACATCTTCGCTGCACATATCGGAAACGTTTTGACCGACTGTTAGTTTTCTTGGCGCAAACCAAGGATAAGGAAGTTTCTCAAACACACCTTGTTTAATTAACACCCAACCGAATCCAATATAGTCTGCTTTAAACGGATTTACTTTTAACTCAAAGTCTTTGACGCGCAAAAATTGAAAGTATCCATTGCTCAAGAAATAACTATTTTCCATCTTTTCGACAACAGGCGTGAAGTAATTTCCGTTTGGTGCTCCAGGTTGCGCATACCATCCTGACGCAACATCTTTATCCATTTCATAAAGTTCAAAGAAGTGATTAATTTGAAACTTAATATCTGAGTCGATCCACATCATGTAGTCGTACTCAAGACCATTGAATGGTTTTTGCCATTCACCACGCATTACATCTGCTCCAGCAACAAGACATCGCGCAGCATTCACCATGCTAGAATATTGCTGACTGATCTGAATCTTTGCTCCTGCTCCTGTTAGCGTCAGCACTAACTCTGTGAATTTGCAAAGAAACTCCCCAGAATAATTACGACCTGGAAGGCAAAGAACTATCTTTTTGTTTTGAATTTCTTTCACGCTTTTGTCCAAATATTTTATCCCAGTTTTCGTCAAACTTTTTTCTGGGAACACTCAATGGTCTTGGCTTACTTCCTTTGCCGCCAGTACTCATGCTACATTTCTCCAAACTCTACTATGTTTCGGGATACTTGCCTTTAAGAATTCCATTTGATCTGCAAGTACTCGACGATTCTTCAATAAGATTCTTTCATGCACTGTTGGCGCATAAGGAACATATAACAGATGCATCTTTGCTTCTTCTGGCGTTTTCCAACCCTTACGATGATTGCATGGGCGACAAGCAGTCACGCAGTTCGCCCAATTGTTGCCACCACCACGAGACTTTGGAATCACATGATCAATCGTCAACTGTCCAGTCGGAAACTCATTTCCGCAATAAGCGCAGAGATGATGATCGCGAGAGTATAGCGTCATTCGATCTGCAAACAAAGTTTGTTTGCTATAAAACTTATCACCGAGTATTGGTCCACTTACACCGATGATTGAGGAAATATCGATCTTCGATCGTTCACCACGATCATTGAATCCACCGATCAGCGTTTTAATTTTAGAACCCAGTTCCCAGAGAACTTTTTCTTTTGCGTAGTAACACGCAGCAATTTCAAAGTTCACCCAGTCTTTGGGCATGCCGCCTTTATCGACGACCAATACTAGAGACATGATCACTCCTTTCGGTTACGATTTATTTATTCTTTATCGCCGTCGACCACTTGAAGTTTTGAAAATAAATGATCGCCGCGAACTTCATCATTGATATACGATGCTTCGGTGAGAAGCCAAAGCGTTGATCCATGCTGCTCAGCAAAGTGCATCAATGCATTCGTGTCTTTCGGAAAACAACTTCCACCATATCCATACTTGCCATCTGGTCCTGGAACACGCCAGTGAGTATGACCTAGACGCTTATCCAACACTGCAACATCTGCAATTTTTGCATAATCAATATTTGTTGCATCGCATAGTTTCTTAAACTCGTTTGCGAAAATGACTTTCGTTGCCAAGAAACAATTGGCGAGATACTTAAACATCTCTGCTTCTTTTGTTGTACGCTCAATCACGTGACAATAGTTGTCTACTTTTTGATTGAATTCATAGTACAACTGCGCCATCACAGAACCGATTCCAGGATTATCTGCGCCAATGACAATTAGATGCTGACGACGAAAATCGTTGTAGGCATTTGCTTCAGTGAGAAACTCAGGATTAAAACCAATGGTCATCCCAAAGTCAGCAGCGAGTCTTTCAGTTGTTCCTGGAGTCACTGTCGATTTAATGACGACGTATTTTCGCCGATCTACTTGTGCAATATTGTCAATCACAGAATTCACGATATACGTTTCGCAGGAACCATCTTCTTTCATTGGTGTTGGAACACAAACAAAAATGATGTCTGACTTTTCCACGAAGTCTTCAAACGATGCAACATTGCGTTTGCTAATATCAATATCCCAGACAAGTGTATTGAAAACATCTTTGAAGTTTTCATACATCGCACCGCCAACAAAACCTTTACCAACAATACCTACAGAATAACTCATATCATTCTCCAACTTGGTGCCCATAGAGGGACTCGAACCCCCATGCTTTCGGCGCTTGCTCCTAAGGCAAGTGTGTCTACCAATTCCACCATATGGGCATTGATTTTAAATTTTGGCGGAAGCGGAAGGATTCGAACCTTCGAGTCCCGTGAAGGACTTCAAGTTTTCAAGACTTGCGTATTCAACCGCTCTACCACGCTTCCAATTATTTTTCTAAACTCGGTTGTACCAACTTCCTTGTTAAGAATCTCATTATATCAATTCCTATTTATTTGATTCTTTTTTATTTAACAATTTTTTGCGAGTTATACCCCAATTTAAAAATTTATAGGGTTTTGTACTTCTAGTCAATTCCATCCATTCAGCTTCTGACACGGTGTGTATAACAGGAACCACATCTTCCTCTGATAGTGGTATAATTTGAACTAGTGGCATACCAGCTTCTAGATTGTATTGATAAGGTTGATTTTCTAATGATGCGAATCCATTTATGTTACATGCTTTGTTTATTTTAAAATTTACAACACCATTTAAAATTTGTAACTTGGGCATATGATCTAGTGAGCTCCAAATACAACTAGTCACAAAAAAATTGATTCCTTTTGTTTCTTTAAAATACCATGGGCTGACTATCTTAAAATGTAACAAATTTTTCAAACCACCTGAGTGTTGTTCGCTGGTATGATGAGCGATCACTCCATCATTATGTGCAAACTGATAATAAAATTGCCCATTTTGGACTTTAAAGTTTAAGTCACTCCATAGAGGAATGATTAATCCGCTGCGGTATAAGTCTATGAAACCTAAGCAGCCTTTCATAGTTGGTCGAAAAACATCTACACCTAATTCGGTTTTATGCTGATGCCCTTTGGGCAATTTTTTCCACCAATCAGGAATGAAATTGGATGCTTTTTGAATAGGATTGTCTTGAGCAACAATTCCATGCTGAGTAAAACAGTCTAGATAGATTTTGCGCTTGTTAAATAAAAACATGATCAATTTTTAGCCAACTGATAATTGATACTATTATATTCTTTTTTTATATACAAAGCAAGCGCATTAACTATCTTGGCGATTCTATGCCGTTGTGTTTTTGCTGCTGAGGTGGTATCGCGTTCTAATTGTCTAAGTGTAATCCAAAGATTGGTATAACCTATTTCTTTTGCTCGAACTTGCTCTAAGATTTCTCTATATTTTTTTGCGTATTCATATACTTCAGAATTGTAGCATGTTCCACTCACAGACGCACCTTTATTTTCAAGTGCATCGCAAAGCATGTCTACATGAGGCTGTAAATCTTCAAATTTAAATTTCTTCACAATTATTGACGTATATTAAAAGCTATAGATATTCTAGGATCATCGCTTAGATTGGGCGTCACTGAATGATGTAACCATGCTGGGAAAATGAGTATCATTCCATTTTTTGGTTTATATGTTACTGTTTTATAGAAAAGATCCGATTCATTGTTTCTAATTTCAACGTAATGTTCTGCTGCTGTGTTGTTATGAAATATGATGTTACCAGAATTTTCATTAACAGAGATATAGATAACTCCCGAAAATAAAGTAACAGGATGCACATGTTTTTCGTTATAATGCCCTTTATAGTTTACATTCAGCCAGCAGTTGTCTATACTCAGTTTAGCATTTGGTCCTATATCTTTTGAAAATTCGGTTATCTTTTGTGTTATAATATTGTGTATGGGTTGTAGTTCTTCATATTTCAATAAATCTATATCAGTGCTCTGCCAGCCACCAACATTACTTAAGAATCTATTCGAATGCGTTTTGGTTATATCTATGCATTTAGAAGCACAACGATCAAAATTAAATACAGTATTCTCAAACCAAATTGGAGTAGAAAACCATCTTTCCAATATCATTAAAATTTTCCTCTATTAAAATGGTGCGCGATGAGAGGGTCGAACTCCCGACATTTGCGGTGTAAACGCAACGCTCTACCACTGAGCTAATCGCGCACTGAATCCCACTTATTTATGGGGCACTTAGTTTTTTTCCATTGCGTTTTTAAAACCAAAATACATCCACATTTTTTACAAACATTCATAATGTTGTGTTCGCATTTTTCGCAGATGCTCATTCGTTCTTTTTGAACTTCTGCTGATGCTTTGAATCCTTCAAGCATAAAAATAAATTGGAGCGGTGTGCGAGAATCGAACTCGCTTAACCAGCTTGGAAGGCTGGGACACAACCAATATGCCAACACCGCATGTTCTGGTGCGACTGGTCGGACTCGAACCGACAAGGCTATCGCCGACAGATTTTAAGTCTGTTGAGTTTACCGATTTCTCCACAGTCGCAGAAATCATTTTTCTTCGTTCAAATCTACAATAATGGATTGATAAACTTCGTATTGTTTTTCGGCAACTAAGTCCCAAATATTGTCGCTCCAAAGTTGCCAATATTCATCGCTCTGTTCTTCTTCATTGAGTTCAGCAAGTTCGGGAACGTATTCTTTCATCATCTCTTGAATGTCTTCGTCATCCCATTCACAGCCATCATAAAGACCATTTTTATTATAGAAATAGCAACCAAAGAAGTTTGGCATTTCGTCTTCGTAAGTGACATAGGCAAGAACATCGGGATCAACTTCACCAAGTTGCTCCATGAGCCAAAGGAGACCTTGATCTGGATAACTCCATGCAGAAGTGGTTTGGAAACAATCTTCTTCGCGGTCTTCGAAGTAACACCACTTCGGACCAACATTATCACAATTCCATTCATAGGTATCGCTGACTTCTGGTTCAAGACCCCACATATCGCTGAACCATGGACGATCAACACTCCGAACTCGAGAATAGAGTTCCTGCAACTTTGCTTTGCCAGCATCATTGAGTCGTTCAAATTTCACCCAAGTGTTTACATGATTTGCCATAACAATCTCCAGTTATAAAATGGTCGGATATGCAAGATTCGAACTTGCGACCCCCTGCTCCCAAAGCAGGTGCACTACCAGACTGTGCTAATATCCGATATGATCTATTCTATTCTATATACCAACAAAAGTCAACTGGTGCGCCCACTTGGACTTGAACCAAGAATCAACAAATTATGAGTTTGCTGCATTAACCAATTATGCTATAGGCGCAAAAGAAATGCAATCCAGTCCCAAAAGACTGCAATTGTAAATCCAATTACCATGGTGAAGAAAAACATCACCATTAAAAAGTTTTTAATTCTTGCCCACATTCATCTGTTCACGAATCTTGGTTGCACTGATTTCTTCGATTTCTGGTGGAAGGTCAATCTTGCTCACTGTCCAACCCACATCGCGACCATATACAACATCGACAATATTTGGTAAAATTATAACCTCAAACTTTCCTGCATACTCTATCAATTCATTCTCAATGTTTTGTAAAACTTCATATGCATCAAATGGATTTTTTTCATCTCGAGGCATGTCGCGAATGGCAATGCAGACTTGCCCATGTTTCTCAAGTGCTTTCAGAAACAATGCTTTGTGACCTGCATGAAATGGTTGAAACCGACCAATCATCAAAGCAGTTGGTGCATTGTAATTGAATTCAGATCCCATCAAATTTTCAAAAAGAAATTTTACATCTAAATCTGATTCTTCGTAAGTTCGAACTTCCCACACTGATGGAATCAAAGGTTTCTCAAACATTGCAGTTGTATCGGGGAAATCGCGAACAGGTGTAATGTTCATATAAATTTCATAATCAGCATCGATGATATCGCGATATTCTTGTTTGGGGCAAACGAAATCTAGTATCGCATACTTGCCTTCATTATGCGCATTTAATGCAGCATTGCGCATCCGTTCAGCTTGACGTCGACGACCTTCCTCTGAAAAGTCCCAATCATTATAGGTTTTGCGGAATTCATCGCCATTGAAGTGAATGGCTCGATCGCCGAAAAGTTCTTTCAGCTTTGATGCAAACACAGTCTTACCAGATCCTGGCAGTCCATATACTAATATTGTTTTCATAAATTTATCTCACTTTTAAAAATTTTTGCAGTTCTTCAAAGATCTTATCTTTCAACAGTTCTGCAAACAACACAATTTTTTCTTTGTCCTTCTCTTCAAATTTCGCTTTCTTTGCAATCTCTAAGATTACGTCTTTGTTCATTCTAGGATTTCTATCTCGCTCTCTGTGACTACGGCAACTCTTGCCCCACATGGCAACAACAACTTCTCATTTCCTGAATAAACAACTTCGCT